TTATCGCAGTTTGCCCGTCCTTGATTGGACGGTGTCTCGAGCGACCTCTCTACTCTATGAGTGAGGAGGATGCGCGCGTGGAGACGTTCGATAGTGAGCTTTCTAATTTCATTAGAAACACTCGAGGTGATACCTGATACCTGGCGTCGTCGTAAGACAACAGCGCAGGAGCAGATACCTCTGAGCACTCGACTTATTAGCCGTGTTGCAAGACGATGTACTATTCATTAACCCCTAAGACGGGAGAGTAGTACAAGGCTCTGCCCCCAGAGTTCAGGGAAACCTGACTGTTATCCACCCAGATAATAGCTTGTGCTATCATTGCTGTTGAATAGAGTAGGTTCCACGGAGGTCACTCAACCTAGGTTAAGTAAACCTCAAAGTCATAATTTAAATAATGAAAATCATAAAGACTTTCTTTACTCAGATTAAGACTTCTGCTGATCTGGCAATGCCTCAGAGAAACGCTCTGGTTAATCTATCTAGATTTAACAATTTAGATAGGGTCCTCAGACGATACTCATGGAAATTACTTTCCGTGATTAATCAGAAGAGGGTCCAGGGTTTCAATCAAGTGAATCTTTACTACAATTTTGGACGCTATGTTTACATTCTTAAACGTAGACATGGTGTCCTCTATGTAGTGAAATATTTAAAAGCTTGTTCATTAGCTCTTCAGAGAGCAGTTGCAGGTAATCCAATGTCTTCTTTAAGAGACATTGAGCCTGACTTACCTTTGCCACGTCTTTCTTCTTCAGGCCTACCAGTTATGATAGGAACTAGAGATAGAAAGGCGATCATGGCAGGATCGCGAAAGGTTATTTGTAAATATCTTACCCTTTTCGGATTGTATCGAATTCTCGATGCACCCGTTAAGGCTAAAATAGGAACTATAACCGACGCTTTCACAGGAGATTATCTTTTCTTGGACGAGATGGATCGCTGATTACGAATTAATTCGAGTCAGTTACTACATCCGTTTAGGAAAGGATGAGACCTCAAGGTAAGAAGAGTGAAATTGATCGTTAAGTCTTCTCCATCTAATACTCTTAGTTGGAAAGGTTTAACCACCGATATCATTCCCTTGCTCTCTGGGCCACTCAGAACAGCAATTTATGCTTACTTGAAGGAGACGAACTCGTTACCCTTTTGGAGTAACATGGTCGACCTCTATAATCAAGTATTGCATAAACTTGGAGGATCAACCTTAAGAAGATCTCCAAGCCAAGTCTCCAGAGGAAGTTGTAACCTTCCTTTGAAAACTAGCTTAGAGTCCCTTAAGGATTATCGTAAAACTCCAATTGGCCAGCTCTCCTTTAAGAAGGAGGCCGCTGGAAAATTGAGAGTCTTTGCGATGGTGGATCCTTGAACTCAAAGTATTTTAGCACCACTTCATGATTCACTGTTTAACATCTTAGGGAAGTTACCCAACGATGGTACAATGGATCAAGAAGCTGCTTTTGCTAGAGCTCAGACCAAGGCTGCAAAGAGTGGATGCTGTTATGGTTACGACCTTTCGGCCGCTACAGATCGGTTACCAATAGATATCCAAGTGTCAATCTTAGTATCTCTGACAAAATCAGAAGTACTAGGAAAGGCATGAAGACATATATTAGTATCCCGACCGTATGCGGTACCTAAGAATAATTATGGCATAGACCAATCTCCTCACGGAGCTGGTCTTAATTATTCGGTTGGTCAACCAATGGGAGCACTCTCCTCTTGGGCAATGCTTGCAATAACTCATCATATGATTATGCAATATTGCTCTAGAATAGAGTATCCTATTAGAAGCCGACAGGTAGGTTGAGAGGAGAGATATGAGGTTCTAGGTGACGATATCGTCATCTTTGATCCTCGTCTCGCTTCTCGATACCTTAAGGTCTTAGCCTCATTAGGAGTTCCAGTTAACGAATCAAAATCGGTTGTTACTTTAGTAGGTTCATCACACAAGGTGGTTGAATTTGCTAAAAGAACTTCCGTAGATTCGATTGACTGTTCTCCATTGAGTTGGAAGATGTTCCTTTCACAAGACTCTTATCCTGGTAAGTTAGCCATTATTGACTACCTCGCTAGGCGTAAGAAGATCTTTGGACGTTTTTATAATACGGTGCTCGCTAAAGCTCCGTGAGATAATCGTCCGTTAAAGGATCATACCGGGTTAATTGCTTTCTTCATCTCTGTCTTATTTAATAAGGGAGGGTGAAGGGCGGTTATACCCTGGTTCCACGACGGACAGACACTTACGTGAAGAGGTAAGCGTCTAGTCTCGAATGGACTACCACTTAACAGCATATCTAGTTATATTTCAAGCTATTTTAAAGGAGATTGCCTGGACGTATCGCGAAGCGTTCGTCTAGATGCGACCTTAGAGATCCAGTACCTCGACTTTCTTAGAAAGAAGAGGGCCGGGTTAATAAGTCGTAAAACAATCTCAGAGGAAGAGCGGCTTGCCACTCTTTCTCTAGCTTGTAATGTATTGGGACTTCCTCATTCTTGTACTCTTCGGACTCTGCTAGTAGGAGCTTTTGCTCCTGCTGTGCAAAGCCTTTGGCGTATAAGGATGGAGAAAGTGCGAGATTGAGGTTTTGATGAGTTCATGCAATCTATCAAGAAAGCAGAGCTCCTTAAAGCTCAATTCGAGCTTCCTCTTCAAAAGAAAGAATCTAAGGTTTTAGATTCTCTCCCATTATCACTCCTTGAGTTTTCAAGGGTGGTGAAGAAGAAGGATCCCAAGAATAAGTCACGAATAGCTACAGAAGTCAAAAGACGGACTTATCCGAAAATTGGCTAATGTAGGATTCATAAGATTAGGAATTCATGATTCCAGATCTGTGACTCTGGCATTGCTAGTGCAGAACTTAATCCAATCACAACTTGGGCTTGTTTACAAGACCCAAGGGGGCTTTGATCCGTCCAGGTCGGATTTTATGTTTAAAATCTTCGTGGACTAATCTCCGTAATGGAGACGATCAAAGTTCTGAAAGGTTTAAGGGAGTGCTAGCACGGGAATCTCTTATTAAGATTCCGGCATGGGCCGCT